AACTGGCAGGTCCGCAGCGCGGTCACCAGCAGTGAGGCGGATGCCAAAGACACGGCGGGTGGCGCGACTGTCGCTGCGGGGGTGTCGTCACTGTCCGCCATCAAACTACCGTTTGGCGTTATATACGTCTTCAATAACGTCAACTATATTAGATACCTGGAAGGCGGTAGCTCTAAGCAGACCAACAATCTGCCTGGTGGCATCGTCGCTATTTCCGTCGCTGAAGTTGAGAGTCAATTCGCATAATGGGACACGCCGCCGACAGTCAGACTATCCGAAACCGCTTCAATACGATGTGGCCGGTTGAGCAGCCATCTGTACCTTTGTCTTTCGCGGATGTAGACTACAATCCTGTCAAAGGTCAAGCCTGGGTTCGTCTCAGCGTCGTACCAGGAGAACAGCGTCAAGTTGGCCTAGGCAGAATTCGAAGGTTTCGCCGGATCGGAATCGTTTCGGTACAAATCTTCACCCCCGCGGGAAGCGGGGACGGGCTCGCAAAGGAACTCGCCGACAGCGTGGCGACAATCTTTATGGGCCGCACAGTAAATGGCGTCATATTCCGGGGAACGGGGCTTGACAGAGTTGGCGTGGACGGTGCGTGGGCAGTTTGGCTCGCGAGCACACCGTATCAGGCCGATGATTGTATACCAATTTCTTCATAGAGGATTTGACCAATGAGTGATTCCAGTAGCGTTCAGCTATATTACGTGGAGGAGACGACTTGGGGTGAAATTCCAGCTGGCCCTCCCACGCTGAACGAATTCCGCTTCACGAACGAGTCCCTCACGCAAACGACTGAAACCGCCGTCAGCGAAGAGATTCGCAGTGACCGACAAGTTTCAGACATCATCCGTACCGCGGTATCAGCAGCTGGCGACGTCGGAATCGAATTCAGTTTCGCTTCCCATGACGACCTCCTGCAGGGTGTCCTCTACGACAACTTTTCAACGGAGATCAACGAGACCGCAGTCAACGCGGACTTCACGGCCAGCTCGCCTGGACCGGGTTCATTCCAACTGACTGACTCCCCAATTCCCGCATGGTTCGCCAACATAGTCGTTGGGCAGTTCTTGCGGATCACGGGGTCAGGAAACTCGCCAACCAACGACGACTTCTACAAGGTATCGTTCGTTGACGCGGCTACCGGTTTGATCCTGTTCACCGATGCCCCCGCTTCCAACGAAGTAGCAGGCTCCTTCAACGTCCGTGGCCAGCAGATCAAGAACGGTGTAACTCGCAAGAGCTTCACGCTTGAGAAGTGGTACAGCGACGTGGTCGTCAACGACTCGCCAGAGACAGGCGTCTACCAGTACTTCACGGGTATGCGCGCGGGCAATATCAATCTCACCATCGCTCCAGGCTCTATCATCAACGGCTCCATGTCGTTTGAAGGCAAGCAGGGATTCAGCGCTGGCGCAACGGTTGGTGACGGTAGCCCAGCAGCAGTTTCTGCGAACGACGTCATGAGCGCCGTGGACAACATCACGGACATCAAGATCAATGGCGTTGAAGACCCCAACTGTTCGTTCACGAGCGTTGAGTTCACGGTTGAAAACAACCTGCGAGCGCAACCTTGTATCGGCCAGCTGGCTAATCAAGGCATCGGACTTGGTCGCACCAACGTCACCGGAAACATTGAAGCCTATCTGCTCGATCGGACCTTCTTCGAGAAGTATCTGAACTTCGAGACGGTAGCCATCAGCTTCCGCGCCACGCTCGGCGGCAATTCGTACCTGTTCGACTTCCCAGCTGTGAAATTCACCACAGGTGAAGCTCCAACATCAGGGAATGACGCAGACGTATTGGTCAACGTCGAGTTCACCGCCAAACGGGATCCAGTCAGTGGCTACATGATAGCCATCAACAAGTTCCCAGCAGGTACCGCATAACCAGCCACCACAGGAAGTAAGCCACCATGAAAATTAGTCGATTCGCAACGGACCTCGGACTTGAGGAAGACGGCGTCTGGATGGACATCGGCGACGGTGCTTCGCTGAAGGTAGCGCGGGTGGGAAACCCTCGCTATCGGAAGCGCATCGCGCAGCTGACCAAGCCATACAAGCGCCAGATCCGCAGTGACACCCTCCCAGAAGATCTCAGTGATGAGCTCGTGTTGAAAGCATTCAGCGAGACCATCCTGCTTGATTGGAAGGGTATCGAGGATGACAAAGGCAAGGCAATCAAGTACAGCCAGGAAGCGGCCTACAAGCTGCTCAGTGGTCTACGTGATTTCCGGTCCCTTGTCGCTGAAATAGCGATGGAGCAAGAAGCGTTTCGGGCTGAAGAGGCCGAAGCCGAGGGAAAATCCTAACGGGGCTTCTGGAGTGGGACCTTCAATTCGGTCCTTCTATAGATAAGCTCCTGGCGCTTCAGGAGGCGGGGAAACCAGTCCCCGCCCTTGATCGTCGGCCGGAAGTTCCCGAAGATTTGATGTGGGTATGGGAAGCCTATGCAGAGTTCTCAGCCAGCCGCGTTTGGAGCATGGGACAGCCTTATCCAATCGCCTTAACTGAGATCATGGCCTACTCTACGCTGAAGGGATACTCGCGCGACGAGACCGAAGAACTGCTACAGTTTATGAGATTGTTGGACGATGTCTATTTCAAGCATGTAACGGAGAAAGCGAAGAGAGATGGCCGCAGTACTAGAAGTCGCAGTTGATGGTAGGAAGGCCTCTTCCGGATCCAATGTCGTTGTCCGTTCGTTGGAGCGGATGCGGGGCGCGGCAGCCAAGACTGACCAGCAATTCAAGAAGAATACCAAGACCCAAGGCGAAGCTGCAAAGAGCGCCAGCACCCTCGGGCGCGCCCTCAAAGGCGTCGCGGTGTTGCTGGTTGCCCGCAAGCTGATTCAATATGCGGACGGTTGGACGCAGGTTCGCAACCGACTTCGCCTAGCTACTTCGTCGACCGAAGAACTCAACGCAGTCACCGAACGAGTATTCGCTATATCGCAGAAGTCTCGAATCGGGCTGGGAAGTACCGCCGAACTCTATCAACGTTTGGCTCGGTCAGCGCAGCAACTAGGCATCAGCACTGAGCGAACGCTAGGCGTCACCGAAACCATTTCAAAAGCCATTACTCTATCTGGCGTCTCCGCCGACTCAGCCAATGCTGCTATTGTTCAGTTTGGCCAAGGTCTTGCGGCAGGCGCCCTCCGAGGTGATGAGCTCCGCTCTGTGCTGGAGCAGACTCCCAGACTTGCACAGGCATTGGCGGACGGGTTGGGAGTCCCTATCGGTCAGCTTCGCAAGCTCGGCGAAGCAGGCGAGTTGGTGTCGGCTTCCCTGATAGACGCGCTTGAAGGCCAAGCGGCGAAGATCGACGCCGAGTTCGCCACGCTCGGGCCTACTATCGGTCAGGCGTTCACGGTCCTCGGTAACTCACTGACGCGAACCATCGGTATCTTCTCCACAGCTACAGGAGCGGCGGGCGGATTCGCGGGCATCATAATCAAGCTGGCTGACTTCATATCAGGCCCCGGGCTGGAAGGCATTTTGTCATTCGGCGATGTTCTTGCAGTCACTTTCCGTGAATTGTCGAGCGTTGGCGACCTGATTGTTGGCTCCTTTGAGAGCATCGGCATTGACATTGGTCCGCTGCTCGGCGACATTGGTCGCGCCATACTTCGTCTGCCATTGACTCTGATCAGCGCCTTCAAAAGGATCTTGGTGGAGTTTGGTGGCTTCCTCTTGCGATCCAAGAACAAGTTTCAAATCGCAGTCAATGAAATCCGCGGCGTGTTCAACGTGCTGACGGGAGATGAAGAAGAGATTGATCAGTTGGCTATGGAACGCGCCCAACTAGGGCTTGATAGTTTACGGCTGGAAAAGGAACTGGCTGACGTCCGACTTACTTTGGCCGAGGATCAAATAGCCATCGAAAATGAACTGACGAAAGCCGTGCAAGATCGAATTCAAGCTCGGCTTGATGCCGCCAACGCTGACCTCACTAAAGAAGGCGCAGGGGCAGGCGGGCCATCGCAGAAAGACATTGATGCGGCCAAGAAGCTAGACGAGCAGTTGGCGAAGCTAGGTGCGACGCTGACGGAATCCGTGCAGACACCTCTCGAGACTTACACGGCATCGACAAAAGAATATCTCCAGCTGCTCAACGCGGGCAAGATCACTCAGGAAACGTATAATCGCGCCGTCCTTGAAGCCGCCACTGAATATCGTGATGGACTGCCCGCTGTCGAGCTCTACAACGATCAACTGGAAGAAGGCAAGCGGATATATGAAGAAACTCTCACACCGCAGGAAGCCTATCGGGACAGCATACTCAACCTGAACACGCTGCTGGCTGCTGGTGCGATCACGCAGGAAACCTTTGGACGCGCAGTCAAGGCGTCGCAAGAAGAACTCATCGAAGCGGTCAATGCCAACGACGGCTTCGCGAAATTCATGGAGCAGATCAGCATTCAAGCCGCGCGCAATATCCAGAGCGCCTTTGCGGATTTCTTGTTTGATCCATTCTCTGACGGTCTTGACGGATTGGTGCGCGGTTTCGCAGACACCCTCCGACGGATGCTGAGTGAGGCTCTATCGGCTCAAGTATTCAAGTTCTTGAGCCAACAGTTGGCGTCTCTCGGCGGCGGAGCGACCGGAGGGTTTGGTGGCTTCCTCTCTTCAGTTGCAGGCGCCTTTGGCGGAGCATTCGCTGACGGTGGTGATTTCGCCGCCGGGAGACCCATTCTAGTAGGAGAGAAAGGGCCGGAGGTTATCACTCCACGACAGCCGGGCACCGTCGTTCCGAACGGTATGGGTCAGTCAGCTGCGCCACAAGTCAGCGTCGGCGGCCCGACAATCGTGAACACGCTTGAGGACTCTGCCATCGTCAGTGCATTCAATCGGGGTGGCGGCGGTACAGTCGTGCTCAATAACATGACTGAAAACCAAGCCGCCTACCGTAACGCATTAGGGATCTAGATATGCCTTTCATTGAACAACAGCTCGTCGCCGATGGCGTAACCACAGAAGGCCGTCACATTGTGACAGAAGCGGTACACGCTGCGATCACCGCAGCGGCTGGGCATGTATCGTCAATCACCGCGACAATCACATCGCCGCAGAGCAGCGGTTACGCGGTGGGCGACCTATTTAGGCTGAACACTGGCACGCCGGTGGTCGTCAACGGCACGAGCTTTCATGCCACCGGACGAGTAACAGCGCTCACATCGCCCGAGGCGGGGGGACAAGTCGCTGCCGTTGAAATCGTATCGTGGGGCGCATATACCGCCTTCACTTATCCGAGCCCGCTCAACAGTCCCGAAAACGTCATCCAGGGGGTGCCGACAGTAACGCTGACCGGTGCAGGTGATGATGGATTACTTGTGGATATCACAACGGATACTCCAAAATGGACCAGCGATTCCTACGTTCAAGACAGCCCTCTGACTCAAATTGACTGGCTGACTACGTCCATCAAATCCAGCAATGCCCCAACGATTGGCTTGCGTTCAGAATTGAACGGTGTGAACGACGGTATTCGACTTACGATGGGCTCGTCGTATTCGGGCATCCTGCCTTGGAATACGCAACCAGGGTCACCTCCGACGAACACGTTCTACATGGGGGTGTCAAATCAGAACCCGAAGATCTACATTTCTACCACCGAACGTCGTGTCAACCTCCTAGTGACAGACGGCACCAATCGTCAGTACGGCGGCATGGGACTTTTCATTCCTTACACGGACGTGGCGAGCAACTATCCTTTCCCAGCCATCATCCATGGCCAGGCAGTGACAGTTCGAGCCTTTTCAGAAATATGGGGAACGTCAAATCGAGGCATCGCGCACCCGATAGATTTCAGCGCGCTAGGTTGCTATCAATACCGCAACAACCTGTCGTCTGAGTGGTTCGGCATAACGGCCGCCAATGGCGTAGGGACGCAGGTATGCCGCGCGCTGATATGGCCAGCTGGAGGAACAGAATCGGCGTATTCATTCGTCTTTGCGCCAGTCCCTACAGGCTCCAACGCAACCGCCGGCAACATGGATCCGTTCACGTCCAGCGCGCCGTTAGGCAACCTCGACGAAGACGACTTCTTCCAGACAGACGCATCTTCGGGTGGACCTCAAGGACCTGCGCCACTCGGACTGAATAACCAGATGCACTACACGGTGGAGGTTCAAATCATTGCGAACCTTGTGAACGACGTGCAAATGATTGGTCTGGTAGACGGCTGGGAGGCGGTTCACGGTCGGGGCCTCAATAACTTCGACGAAATTCAGAATCAAAACGGACGACGATATGTCGTGTTTGATGACACTCTTTCAGGCACCCTGTATCGCTGGACCGCAATGGAGATGGTTTAATGCCTTATGATAGTCAGACAGGCGGGTTCACTGGCAACACGAACGTCGCAACCTTCATAGACGAGGTCGTCGTACCTTTCATGATCCTTGCGAAAGGCAGTGGCGGCTTAGGGTGGATATCACAGACTCCAGTGGGGTCTCCTACACGGGGTAAGGGCTCCACTCCCAACTTCGAGTTCATTCTATCTCGCGGAGGTGTTGGAAGCGAAGCGCCACCCTACTGGATGTGCCAGACGACGGCGAAGTCTCTGTTCATCTACAGCGGCGATGGTGTGAACGTTGATCAGGAGTCTTTCGATCAGCCTGGCAACCCGATGAACGAGCCAGCCACTGACCCGGTGACCGATCCAGCCGACACTTTCGCTCTATACCGGTGCCTGATGCTCAACACGGTTGTTGGATCTTACGACGGCTACTGGCTATTTGGCGGTGATACGGGGCAGTACTGCCACGTGGTTCTGAAAGTGAGCGCGAGAGAATATCGCCATTTTCATGTGGGACTTCTCGACGGATTCGATCCAGACTTCCCTGTGAACAGTCAATATCTGACATGCCATCGCTGGGCATTTCTAGCTCCAGATTTCCTTCGTGCCACGTCCAACCCCACCTACAGTGCGGCACAGGATTACGAGCATCAGCCATACCACCCCAGCCATTTCCCACCGTTCAGAAACAACGGACAGTCAAACATCACCTTCACCGGTGGCTTCAATGGCGATGTCCGGTCCGTGAGCATGATGTGCCACGTCCCAGGAGGCTACGGTACGCTCGGATACGAATGGTGGCTAATGACGGGACGAACGCAGGTACCCGCAACCGCATCAGTAGGCCGCGCTCGTAACAGCAGCGGCAACTCGGACGGAATAACAGCTCTGACTAAGACCATTGGTGATGTGAACGCCAGTAGCGATGCGGTGGAGTTCGGATGTGGATTCGTGTCTGGATATGACAAGACATTCGGGACCATTCCATTCCAGTGTGATCCGACGTTCACCACCGACGGTATTCCACTGATTCCAATCACCGTGTCACTGGCGTCCGACTTTGAGTCGGCCATACGATGGGCACCGGTTGCGCAGGTTCCAGACGTCTTTCGTGTCAACATGAAGAGCCTGGATGCCGAGCAGGAGTTTACCATTGGTCCTGACACCTACATCGCCTTCCCGATCATCAATAAGGACGCCAACAACACTATAGAAGGTGAAGGATATTCGGGATTCGAGGGTCTCGCGTATAAGAAAATCACCGCCAATGCGACTTAAATCATGGCCGTTAGAGCGACTACTCAATTTGGCATTCTCCGGTACGACCCGGGGAATCCCGAGTTTCCGACGTTACCTGATGGCGTAACCAGCGGTCACCTGATATCGTTCAACCGTGGCGCCAGCTTGTCCGCTCGACCGAAGGACCGGTCAGTGGGAAGGCGCTATGGAGCCGCCCCCGGAGTCGATAGGCAACGATTCGGTGGTTGGCAGATAGGTAAGACCTGGGTCAATCCTTCCATCGTAGACTTTGGTGTCATCCCAAGCCCAGTGCAACGAACGGTCAGCCTCTACAACACTAGAAAGACCCCTGTGGAGGTCACGGCTTTTTCGGTTACATCAGGGTCGGGTGTCACGATTGTATCGCCGGCACTGCCACTGACTCTGGAATCGTTTGACGGTTTCACATTCACTATCGAAGCCGCGCTGACTGGAGACGACTCCTTTGATGAGTTTGCGGTGTTCACGACGTCCGAAGGTGATGCGGTTTTTCGCATTATCGGTCGCCGCGTGTTCACAATCAACGTCGTGCCCGAACGTCCCATCAACGAATCGCTTCGTTTCAAGACGGATATCATTCGCTCCAGCAACGCCAAAGAAAAAGCCTACAGCCTGCTTCAATCTCCGAACTCGGTCGTCGATTACCGCGTCAAGTTCACCGACGATTTGCAGCGCATTCGCTTCAAGAACAATTTCGCGGCCGGCGCATCAGCGCTGGTGGTGGCTGCGCAGAAGTGGTACGAGGCTCGCAAACTCACAGCCGCCGCGCTCAGTGCAGATACCGTGTTGAATGTTTCGACGCTGAACGCCAGCTTCAAGGTTGGCGGTACGATTTCTTGCGTCACTCCTGACAACGTGGTGGCGGCCGCGCAGGTGAGCGAGCTGACTTCTTCGACGCTGACATTGGGGTCCGCTATAGGCACTGACCTGCCGCTTGGAACGCACATCATGCCAGTTGGCTTGGGATACATAAGCCAATTCCCGAGGTATAAGACCTATCGTGTCAATCTGGAGGAAGCTGATTATGAAGTGACCTTCAATCAGGAGGCGGATCAGTCCGCTCTGGATGGTATGTTTCCATTGCTCACTGACATCTTGTCGCCCGCAACGTCTACTCCGGTACTGGAATTCTGCAATGAGCAGAACATCCAAAGCAGCCAGCTTGACCGGGATGAAGACATTCTGGACTCTCAGCTGTCAAATCGTCTTGCTTTCAATGTTTTCACGTATGGCGACGATGTGTCCGACTTCCGCCTGACGCTAGAGAGCGAAGAAGAGATATGGAAGTGGAGGCAGTTCTTCCACCACCTGAAAGGATCATATCGCGATTTCTACGTTCCGACGTTCAGAAATGACATCCCCGGAGTGAGCACGTCTACTGGAAACACGTTCGTCAGCCCGGACACAGATCTCTTCTTGTTGTTCGGAGATCCTCCAAACGACCGCCGCGCAGCGATTCGCCTTCTGTACCCAGATGGCACGATCCTGTATCGTAACATCACGACGGTGCTGGACCTCGGCGCAACCGAGCAGATCACTGTAGACGACAACACCGTCACTGGAACGCCGATAATCTCTTACCTCCAGCGGGCACGAATACTCGGCGATACCGTCAACTTTGAATTTGAACGCCCCGATGAAGCAGTCATGAAGTTCAAATACCGGACCATAGAAAAATGACGTTTGAAGCCTACGAAACAAGCGCGCTCAGCGAACCGATTGAATTCTTAACGCTGAAGAATGGGCCCGCCATTTGGCACTACACCAATTCCAATATCAATCAAATCATCGGAGCGCGGACATTCGTGCCGCTGGCTTACACGCGCAATGATCCGACGTTCAGCAAAGACACCACGGACGGGCAAATCAAGCTGAAGATACCGTCCTCCTTACCAATCGTTCAGTTCTACGAAACCATACCGTCAAGCGACATATCGACGCTGACGATAGAGCGACAGAACAGAAATGACCCCGACGCGGGGGTGCAAATCTTCTGGAAGGGGCAGGTCGCAAGCGTACAAAGGCAAGGCAAGTTCGCGACAATTCTTGCGGTGCCGCTGACAGGCATTTCGTCACAGGTTCCACGGTACACTTATTCGGGTCTATGCAATTGGTTTCTGTTTCAGGATCGCTGCGGCCTAGCCCGGGCGAGTTACAATCACACTGGACCCGTTGTTACAATCGGAAGCGATCCCGCAATCATCACAGTGACTGGCCTTCGCACTCAAGCCCAAGCGCTCGCCGACGGCAATTCACCGAACCAGCTTTCAGCGCAGGAGATCGACGACTATTGGCTGGGCGGCTATGTTACAAACGCGGACGGGGAGAAGAGGGCAGTCTACGCTACTGACGTTGATGGAGTGCCAGATCGAATCCGTATGCTCCAGCCCTTCCGTAATTTGAGCACCAGCGACACAGTTATCGTGTATGCTGGATGCACTAAGACGCGCGACATCTGCGATAGGAAGTTCAACAACTCGCTCAACCATGGCGGGTTTCCTGACATCCCGGTTGTCAATCCATTCACCACTGAGCTTCCGCCGGGCACCGCTGCCGCCGAGAAGAAAGTCTGGTTCGGGAATTAGATTATGTGGATGACACTTTTCCTGTGGGCCGTATCTTTCCTCATCAGCGATTACTTTCGCCCACGGCTGCCCGAACAAGATCCTAGCGGGGCAGGCGACTTCCAAGCTCCAACAGCGACTGAAGGGCGAAAGGTGCCGCAGATTGTTGGCGGCACTGTCAAGGTCCTAGGGCCGAACACGCTTTATTCAGGCGACTGGGAAGCGGAGCCCGTTACAGTTGAGACCGGTATTGTCTTCAAAGAAGATGAAACCGTGGGCTATCTGTACCGCATAGGGCTGGCTCTTGGGCAGTTCCAAGGCGAAGCTGCCGGTATGACAGCTATCTTCATGGGCGACGACAAGATTTGGGACTATGTGGACGACAACGGCGGTGTCCCGGGGCTCGTGGCTGACATCAACCTTCCGGACTTGTTCGGGGGCGAGACTAAAGGCGGTGGCTTCGTCGGCCGTGTACGCGCATTCAACGGCGCTTCAGGGCAACCCGTTTCCAGCTACCTACTCAGCAAGAATCCTCTCCAGTCAGCCTGGCCTAGTTTCTGCTATGTGGTCATCACTGACTTCGCGGAGACTGCTGGCGCGGAGATTGGTGAGTCCAATGCCTTGCGTGATATCCGCGTTGAATGGCAGACGTACGATACGGTCGCGAACGGCGGCTTAGGTGATAATCTATCACTTGGAAATGACCACCATATTATCGGTCGTGATTACAATCCCATCTGTGCCGCAATCAATGTCGTTACCAATCCCGACTACGGGCTGTCGCTAGGCGAAATCAATTATACCAACTTTCAGGCGGCTGCTGAAACGTGCTGGAATGAAGGTATTGGTTACTCCAACATCATCGACAACGAAGTAGAAGCCAAGGCAGTACTGAACGAAATCGAGAAGCATATCGACGGCTATTTCGGCACCAACCCGACGACGGGGCTCCTCGAGGTGACCCTCGCGCGGCAGGGATATACGCCGGCGGCGGAGTTCCAGGCGACCGAAGATAACATCAAAGACATCATCGACTATGCCAAGCCTGAGTGGCCGCAGACAAAGAACGAAGTCAAGATACGATTCATCAATCGTGAAAAGAACTACAACGACGACCACGCCGTGGCGCAGGATATGGCAGGGCGACTGATAACCGGACGCCCGCAATCAATCACTATTCGCTTCCCCGGACTCCGCACCGCAGCGGCAGCCAACGCTGTGGTGGCGCGAGTGTCACGCACATACTTCTGGCCGCTTGCGAAGTTCGGGCTGGAGATGGATCGCACTGCCTACGCCGTTCGCCCTGGTGACGTTGTGATGGTGACGCACCCGGATATCGCTGCCGTCGATCTGCCCACTCGCTGTACGCGCATCTCCGTAGGCGATCCTGTCAAGCAGACGATTCGAGTGGATGTCGTTCAAGACGTATTTGGAGCCGAGCTTGGCACTCAGTCAGCCCCGGTCCCTAGCGGCCATGTACCGCCAACCAGTACCCCGGTTGTCATTGGTGTTCATTATGCCACAATGGCACCGCGATGGTTGATGGAGATCAACTCCGTCACCCTCGAGCCGCGCTTACTCTTCCTCGTTGGTCGTGATAACCCGAACACCGCCTACTCACTGGGCTACGAAACAAGAGCGGCCTTTGGCTCAGGCGCCTACTCTAATATCTTCGCGCCCGGCGGCCCTATCACTCCATTCACGCGATACGGCGTCCTTACATCGCCGTTGATTCAGCTGAATTCCGCAGCCGTGAACAACGCCACCACCAGTGACGTCCTAGGTGGCGGCTTTGACGTTGACGGCCCGAACCTGTCTAGCACGGTTGGGTCTTACTCA